ATGAATCAGGAAGGTCAGAAGGTCAAGATCATCGCCCCGAGGATCATCGACAAGGGGAGGCTCACCGCGAGCCTCATCTGCGATGCGATCATTTCGGACTGCTCGACCGAACACCCGAAGCGGACGCTGGAAGCGAAAGCCCGGCAGATCGAGCGGATCCTCATGCATTCGAGCCGATCAGGCTGGAGCCACGTCCTCGTCATCGAGGAAGCCCACGATATCACGATCCAGACCCTGAAGTATCTCAAGCGGTTCTGGGAACTGGAAGACGGCTTCAAGAAGCTCCTCGCGATCGTTCTCGTCGCCCAGCCTGAGATGAAGGCGAAGCTCGACGAGTCGAGCAACTGGGAAGCTCGCGAGGTGATCCGGCGGATGGAAATCGTCGAGATCGAGCCCCTCGACGACGGGAAGGAGATCTCCGAGTACCTCGCCCTCAAGCTCCGGCGCGTCGGAGCCGATCCCGCGAAGGTCCTGACGGCAAACGCGGGGGAAGCTCTCGCGATGCGGCTCAGAAGGCAGGGACCGCAGAAGAAAGTCCACTCGATCGCCTATCCGCTTCTCGTGAACAACTGGATGCGGAAGGCCCTGAATCTCGCGGCGGAACTTGGTTCGAAACAGGTGGACGCCGAAATCATAGGAGGCATTTGATCATGAGCGAAGGAAGAAAGAAGATCACGGTTTCGTTCACAGTCGAGGATTTTGAGTATAAGGAACTCGAATTGTACGCTCGAGCAAAAGGGTATGGCGGACGGCATGTTGTGTCGGCATTAGCGCATCACGCGGTGTTCGTCCATATGAAAAAAGTTCCCCTAAAAACAGGGGAAAGAGAGCGGTATGAAAAAAGTGACGGCCTCGGGGGGGCGGACGCGAAAGCTGTACAGCTTTCGGGCTCTGAAGGCAAAATCCATGAAGTCACCGGCCGTTAACCCCCGCCGGAAACGGCTCATCCAATTGATCCACGTTGGCAGGTCGAAAATCGGCCTCGCCGACGATGATTACCGGGCGCTTCTCGGGGGCGCGACGGGAAAATCGAGCTCCGCCGATATGACCGTGGCGGAGCTCGAAACCGTTCTTCAGACGATGAGGAAACTGGGATTCGTCGCTTCCGGATCGGGTGAGGAAAAAGGTCTCACGGTCAGGCCGGAGAATGTCGGTGACGCTTCGCCGAGACAGATCTACTACATCAAGGGACTCTGGGCGCTCGCCTCGAAAAAGAAATCCGAGGAGTCGCTCAGGGCCATCATCAAGCGGATCGCCGGCGTGGACGACATCCGGTTCGTTCCAAGAAGGAGCGCCTCGGCGGTGATCCTCGCGCTCCGGGATATCGCGGAGAAAGCCGGGTACGATCCGGACGGCCCCGAAGGAAAGGTAAAGGCATGACGGAATTCGCCCGTGACATAGTCAGGGTCATCACCCCCGAAGCGGAAGGCCGGGAGATCGCCGTCCGGGTTGCCCGGGCGATCCTCCGGTACTTCGGGGGGCAGCTCCTCTATTTCCCGCGTCCTGATAATACCGAAGGCTCGAAACACGCGGATGAGCTTTTCGGCGTCATCGAGGATGAAACGAACACTCCTCTTGCGGACAAGATCCTGCGGGCGTTTCTCCGGGAGTTCGGCGGGGGACAACTCTATATTCCCCTCGAGCATGTCGCGTTCCGCGACGAAATAGCCGACGAGGTCTATAGACGCTACAACGGCACGAGCGACCGGATGGCCGAGCTCTGCCGCGAGTTCAAGGTCAGCTTCAATCAGGTCTACCGCCTCTACCGGCACGGCCAGCAGCGCCGTGTCGTTTCGCTTACTCCTTCCCTCTTTGATTAAATAATCACGGTTAGCTCTTAAACTCTCGCTCCCTCCGCTACGCTTTCCCCGTTATGAACGGTGAAGAAGAAAAGCAAGATGATGTCGAGTTCGGTAACCTCTTATTCGCTCTTAATCTGGAAGATGGCAAAGTCCCGGAGATGGTTCAACTTCTTCCTCTGGGTCCTGAGATAGTTGGTCGGGATGGTCGGAGTTGGACCATGCGGAGTCCAGAGGATGTCATTGCCCAGACGCAGGCTCGCGGAGTCTCCATCCCCATTGATGTGAATCATTCAACCGATCTTCTCGCTCCCAAAGGACTCGAAAGTCCCGCCGTAGGGTGGATCGACAACATCGTACTCCAGGCGGACGGCATCTGGGGACGGGTGAACTGGAATGACGAAGGACGGAACCTCATCGAGAAGAAAGCCTATCGCTATCTTTCGCCGGTCTTTTCCTGGCTTCCGGGAGGAGAAATCTGCGCTATCTATTCAGCGGCGCTCACGAACCGCCCGAACCTTCGGGTCCGGGCTTTGAACAATCAGGAACACCGCGGCCGTTACGGCCGGGAGGAGGAAGGAATGAAGAAGCTGTTGGCGGCCTTGGGGCTGTCGGAAACGGCTACGGAGGACCAGGCCGTCGCGGCCGTCGGCGACCTCCAGAAAAAGGCCGCGAACACACAGGGCGGTGGCGTGGACCTCACGCAGTACGCTCCCCGCGCGGACCTCAAACAGATGGAAGCGCGGGCGCTCAACGCGGAAGGCGCTCTCGCGGAAAGCAAGAAGAAGGAGCTGGAAAAGGATGCTCAGGCGACGGTCGAACAGGCAATCAAGGACCGGAAGATCGCCCCGGCCAGCAAGGACGCGTACCTTGCCATGTGTTCGAGCAAGGAAGGCCTCGAGCAGTTCAAGAAGATCGTGGCGGCGAGCCCCGCGATCATCCCGGAAGGCCAGTCGCCCGCGGGCGGGACTCCTCCCGCCGCTGACGCCGCTCTCAACGCCGAGGAAACCGAACTCGCGAAGAAAATGGGCTACTCCGAAGCGGAGTGGAAGAAAGTCAAGGAGGCGGGGAAGTAAATGGCCATCATAAAAGATTCGACTTTAACGGCGCTCAGGACCATGATCCGCGGCGAGTACGCCGCCAGGCTCTCGGAACTCGAGGCGAAAGCCCTCTACAAGATCGTCGCGTCCATCATCCCCTCGACGACCGCGAGTAATACCTACGACTGGCTCTCGAAGTTTCCGAAGATGCGGAAATGGGTCGGCGACCGCGTCATCAACTCCATGAAGGAACAAGTCTACCAGATTCTGAACGAACTCCATGAATCGACGCTCGGTATTGCCCGTACTGACATCGAGGACGACAACATCGGTCAGTACCGTATTCTCTCCAAAGCCCAGGCAGATGAAGTGGAAAGCTTCCGGAACCGCCTTATCGCAGCCTTGCTTTCCGGAGGTTTCTCGGGGCTTTGTTTCGACGGACAATACTTCTTCGATATGGACCACCCGGTGTACCCGAACGCGGACGGTACGGGTGTGGCCGTGTCGACGTCCAACATCCAAGGAGACGCGGCCGCTACCGGAACTCCCTGGTACCTCCTGTGTCTCTCCGGGGCGCTTAAGCCCTTTATCCTGCAGGAGAGGACCAAGCCCGAGATGGAAAGCATCGAGGACCCGAAAAATGCTCACGTCTTCATCAAAGATGAGTACCTCTACGGAATCCGCTACCGCGCAAATGCGGGTTACGGATTCTGGCAACTCGCGGTCGGCAGCAAGGACACCCTCAATGCCGCGAACTACGAGGCTGCCCGGCTCAAGATGATGAGCTACAAGCGGGACGGCGGAGATCCGCTCGGCATCGTTCCGACGCACCTCCTGGTTCCTCCAACTCTCGAGGCTGCAGGACGCGCGATCCTGGAAAAGGAGCTCCTCGCCGACGACGGATCGAACACGAACTTCCATACCGCGGAACTCATTGTGAATCCGTGGGTTTCGTAAGGTAAAAGGAGAAAAGCATGGCGAAAAAAAATGAGAACGGCTCGGGAACTCCGGTTCCCGATATCAACCAGGCTTCCGAACAGGCGAATCTTCCGGTAGATGCCACTGCTTCGAGGGATCAGTCGCCCGTTCTTCCTCCTGAGGGGGAGCTCGGTGACGGCCTGATCGCGGTGTCTCTCCGGCACACCTCTCCGTATCCGAAGTATCACCGGGCCGGGCTCGCTCTCACGAGCAGGTTCCAGGACTTCACGGTCACAAAGGAGCAGCTCGCGATTCTCGAAAAAGACACCTTCGTCGAGGTGAAGAAGTCGTGACCCCGATCCTGGACGTCGACGCCTTCGAGGCTCGCGTATCCCAGGACTCCCTTCAGCTCAATGCGGAGGGGATCCGGGACGAC